AAATTAAATAATATAATATAAAATAAAATAAAAATATTTACTTATTTTATAATGGGTAAGTATAATCCTTTAGGTAAGTTAAGTGGGTTTGCCGGATCTCAACGTACAGCGAATTACATAAAACAAAAATACGGTTCTTTGACAGCTTTTTATAATTTAGTATTCTTTAATAGTTTGGTTGCACCACCCGTTGCACAGCCACCAGTTGAAGAGACACAACCTGAAGAGACACAAGCTGAAGAGTAACAAGTTGAGTAATAAATTTACATTAGTTTTTACAAGTTAAAACTAGTTAATGATTAGTTGTAGAATAAATTTACATAATATAGTTTATAAAACAATATTATGTTTATGGTCGTTTGTATCAGATGATGTAAGATATTCTGTTATAATATAATATTATATAATGTTATATAATGGGTAAGTATAATCCGTTAGGTAAGTTAACTGGGGTTGCAGGAAGTTCACGCAGTTTTAATTATTATAAAAGAAAATTTGGTTCGGGTGATTTTTTTTTAGATTTGATATACCAACAAAGACCGGCGCCAAAGCCCATTCCAATGCCGGAGATATTAAATAGTTTTAATATATCAGAATCATCCCTACTTCCAACCGCCGATATTAGTCAGGCTGATGGATATCGACTAGTACCGATTGAAAGAACAATTATTCAAAGCCAGATAGATTATTTAAACAATTCTATCTACCTATTGTCATACAATTGGAATGATAATGCGGAAAGAATAATGGTTATAGAACAAATATTGCCTGATGTTAATGAAGTTACCAATGGTGCTAAAGGTCTGCGTAATGAACCTATGAATAACATATTCATAACTTTAAATAATTATAATACAGGTGGTTTTTTAACATATTGTTTTGGATTTATACTAGATACCGAAAATCAAAAGATTTATGCGCAACTAATTAACTCTCAAGGTGTAGGGACAATTATTATGATAAATCTTGCGGGTCAGTTTAATAGTGAACAATTCAGTAGAGATAATGACTTTTCATACGTTAAAACACTTACATTTCATAAGTATCCTTATACAATAATAAAAAGTAATTTGAGTTTTGCAAACGATTCCCAAGCGAATTTTTACTTATATAATAATAATTTATACTATCAATCTAATTCGAATACCATTCAATGTATAAATTTAGTAACATATAATGTTGTAGATATTTGTGTAATTACTGAAAGCAATTTTTCTATAGGACCAATGAACATTGATATTGTATCAGGATATTTGTACATAACAAATGCTTATTATAAATATAATCTAGCTGTTACACAGTATGAAACTGATTTTTCAAATAACATAAGTATATTAAAGGTAAATTTAGCTAATGGAATTTATATAATTTGGAAAACTTTTACAAGTGAAAACTATAAATATATATATCCAAATGGTATATTGATAGATGCACCTAATAATAATTTATACCTAAATTATGCAGTATATGAATTGGAGATAAATAATGATACTGATATTGGAGATATAAATGTGGTTCTTTCTGCTAGTTCTTATGTGTATGAAATAAAAATGATAAGTTTAACCAACCCAAATAATATTAAGAGTGTTTTTATTGAAGATTATTCTGTAGTAAATCCTAGGGGTGATTTTGTTGGCAGTGGTTATTTAACTATGTTAGGTGGTTATATTTATAACGCAGCAACAACAAAATATACCACATATGGAGCAGTGCCCATTTCTAGTAGTTATTTATTTGAAATATTAAAACCAGTGAATTCATAATACTGTTTGTTTTTACAAGTAAGTCTACACAATAAATGATAATAATATAAATATTTTGTTATATTATTATTTAATGAACTCCACAAATTTACCTGAAAATAACAAAAAAATCAACATTAAATTATTTTTATTAGACCCGTTATCAGTTATTATTAAATTAGCGATATTAGGTAACAAACCAATAGGAACAAAAATACTCATACAAAACAACGTGATATATTTTCAAGAACCAGGTATTTTTCAATCTATTACGCGTATGTTTTACAATACAAACAAAACGGATTTACAATATATGTATAATCCTATACAGATTGCTTGTAATACATTTTTATCCAAAGATAGTGTACAGAAAACACCTAGACTGAAAAATTTGTTTATGTGTGCTCAAAGTGGTATCAAAAATCTAATAGAGACATACAAAAACTGCTCTATTATCAGTTTATGTCTAAATTATTATTATGCAATCATAACAAACCACGTTGAACAAAAATATAATGAATATATTTTTTATAAAGATACTATAACGAGTCTTTATTCAAAGGAATTAATTGACGAGTTAAATCAACAATGGTCAACAGATAAAATAAAGGTAATACTGGATTTAATAACTTTTTTAACAAATGATACAATGGCATCCAACAATGTAAAATCATTAGAAACAATAATGGAAAATAATGACTTGATCACACAAAAACTCTTTGCAAATGTGTAATACTCAATTTATTTTAGGAATAAGAAATACTATAAATACTATAAATACTATAAATACTATAAATACTATAAATAATATCATATTATAGTAACTATGAGTACTGTTCTTAATCCAAATGAAATAATTATTACTATTGCAACAAGTATCCCAGGATATCAAAAAATAAAGTACACTCCTTCAATGACGATAAAAGATATAGGAAATAATAACACGAGTATTTATTTTGATCCACTAGTAAAATTGAATAAATCTCTTATAGATAAAATACCAGAAGATATGAGAAAAAAACAATTTTTTAATAAAGGCTTATTCGAATCTTTAATTAATTATACCAATAGCAAACCAGCAAATAGTTTAGGTGAAGCCACTTTCAAAGGATATATTGATAATAATATTAATCTTACACTGAATACGATATTTTCTGACAATTCAGTTATATATGTTGCAGGTAAACCATATGTGATTGCAGATGTACAATGGAGCAACGGTGATTGGAAAATAGATACAAAAAAGAAAAAAGAGCAGTTTGATAGTAGTAGAATAACAGATCCATATTTATATCAGACTGTTGTTAGAGATGAAATCATTAGTGGTGAGCAACAATTACAAAAGTTAGAATCGAATATTGTATATGGACCTAATTTTATTGGACCCAAAAACACAAATGATACAGCGTTTGGTATAAAAAAACAAAATGCAAAGGAAGAAGGATTAAATAGCCGTACTAATACTAAAGAAGAAACACAAAATACTAATACAATAACTGAAAAGGCATCACCTCCTATAAAACCAATTAAAAATGTCAAACAAATAAGTATTTTAAAACAACAAGAACCAACCCAAGTAACTAATAATGAAAATGCATTAATTGTACATAGTAATTTAATTAAACCAATGAAACCACCAAAACCTATAATTTCTAGAGAAATAGCGCCATATAATTCAAGAAATAATCAAGAAAATAATAGAAGAAATAATCAACAAAATATTCCTTTAATTGAATCCGGACAAACACAATCAATTGAAAAACAGATAGAAGAACCTGAAATACTAGAGGAAATTAAAAATAAGCCGCCAAAACCTCTTCCACAATTACCTCCGGTTGTAGAACCTCCCAATAAACTAAAAGTATCCATAAGGACAACAGAAACAATTAAAAATATTTTTTCTGGAAATTATTATAATTTAATTAATGAAATATATAGAGTAAGTAACGAAGAAACAAAGGATTTTATTCAAGATAATTTAAAAGAAACTACGTCTATTAACATAAAAAAAGGCACAAAAAACTTAAGTGATTCTTCATATAAAGAAAGTGTCTCTGGAATTCGTACTATTGAAAATCGAGGTGGTGGCGATTGTTTCTTTATAGCAGTAGCCGATGCAATCAATTATTATAATTTTCAAAATCAGCGAAATAGAATTATTAGTGGCAGATACGGGTCTGGTACGAATATATATACACAAATGTATTTGCGGGAAATAGTGTTTGATTTTATAACACAATGGTCGGATTTAGACACGCAATTGCAAAACACGGCCCCCGTAAATGCAGATTACTTGAATGAGCTGTTTTCAAAAACACTACGTTCTATCCAGAGTGAAATGACAGATGAAATAACTGCAGAAAAATATGTAGACCTTGCAAATGACATCTACAAAAGCAACGATAATTTTTTGGTGAATAGTGTAACAAGTATTCCTATAGACATTGATAATTATGGTAAACCTTTTCGTGTTATAGAAAAATCACAGCTTCGGAAATATATTTTAAGTAATAATTATTGGGCAAATTATGTAGCCATTTTTGCTTTATCTACTAGATTAAAACTGAATATTATACCTATTTCAAATAAAATTGGCGCAAATGGTAAAAAAGAAGTAAGTATACCCTTTGCTAATTTTACTGCTGAATATAACAATTGGAATAAATATTTGTTTTTATATTATTCAAATGGTCATTATGAACTAATAACCTTTAATTATAAGAGTAAATCTTTTCAATTTCAAGAAAAGAATACTTCCATTACAAGTAAATTTCAATTATCCAAAAAAATTATATTTAAAAGACACGAGATCCCACCTATTTATATTTTATTTACTATTTTTGCTAGTTATTACAGTAACATTCGATATGAAGAGGATAAAATAAACTTTACATTTAACCAACCCATAATGAAATTAATTGAAGATACTATAAGTAAAAGATTATACAATACGCCTGATTACGAAAAAAACTTTTATCCTCTGTTTAAGACGTACTTTCCATACAGTAATATTAAACCACCGCAAAGACTTAGTAATAATACCAGTAATAATCAAAATAATATAGTTGGAGGATATAATAATCCTTACAATCAATATAATCCTTACAATCAATATAATCCTTACAATCAATATAATCCTTACAATCAATATAATCCTTACTCTTATAGGACTCCATATATGGTAAAAAACCTAGTCAAAAAAGATAATGTAGATAATTCACAATTGGCTTATTATGTTACAGTGTATATGGAGCTTCACCCGGGCACGACTATTACACCTGCAGAATCCAAAACGTTAAAATGTAGACAAAAATGGAACTCCATAAGAAAGGCTTATGCAGATATGGTAGGTAAACCATACATTATACCACCTGTTTATCAAGAGCAACCCACCAAAGAAACAAAACAAAATATAACAAATAAAAATTACAAACGTCCGCCAGCTACAATAAAAAATAATACAAGAAAAAGGGTTTACTAATATTGCCGTGTAAATGATAAAATAATTAAATAAATATTATCATAATCGAAAAATAATATTTATTTATCAAAATTGTATTTATCAAAATCGAACTTTGCAAATGTCTCTTTTTGCATTTTTCGTTGCTTTTCTCTCTTTGCCTTTTCAAGAACAGCAATCGCTGCGGCCAATTCAGGTTCAGAAACAGTATTATCATCATTCGTGTCAATCAATTTGTGAAGCACTCTACAACTGTGAGGCACAATGCACAATGGACTTTCCTCATTAAATAAATAATCGGATAAAATCGTAAATACTGCTGTTAGACCTAGGGCAGTGTAAATATCACGAGTACCCATCCACGCCATAGCAAATACTAATAATTGCTTACTAACAGTCCATTTCATATATTCTTCCGTTGATTTACTAAACTGAATAGTAATAAATTTAGAACCTATATTGAGAAGAATCATAACTACACCTGCAAAAAATTTGCTATTATTTAAATACATAATATGATGGTTTAAATAGGAAATACCATTTAACAAAGGTGTAAAAACTGATGTTTCGCCGCCCAATTGATTGTGTAGAAAATGTTCCTTCCCATTATTTATATTAGGAGTATTATTTGTAACAGATGTATTAGGTTGAACAGAATTCATTATACTAAAATAACATATTATTATATTTTTTCATTTTTATATTATGCCGAATTTTCTAAAAAGATTTGAAATTTTAGAGGTTGTTTTGTCGTAAAACCCCTCGCTAATTATGCGTGTATTGCGTATTACTGGTCTTACAGTTTCTCGTATTTTAGATGTAAATGATTCCGTATTAGGTAATGAATTTATATACGAAAAAAGTATTATAATGAAAAATAAAAAACACACATATAGATAATAACTCATATATATTGTAAATATATTTACTATATTTACTAAAAATCTCACTAACAAGTCCCTTTATTGGAATAATGAAAATTTGGAAGTGAACAAAGATTTGTCCACAGGTTCCACATCGTCATCTTGACTACGTGCATTATTTAAAACAGGCACCTCGTTGGAACTTTTGCCGCGTAAAATAGTTCCTTCCCTATCAATAATATTAAAACCTTCCCTTCCTCTTACTGGTTCAACAGTGGTTGCATCTACCGCAGAAACTATAGTAGATGTAGTAATTGTATTCTCATCCGGTTTATTGTGTGTATCTTTTTGTGCCGGTTTTGTAACCGTTGGTATACTAGAACTATGATTCGACGTATCTAAATTTTTTAATCCTTCCATATATCCTATATTGCTCTGACCAACCATAATTATTACTAATAAAACAGAAACCACTCCAATAATTTTATTTGTATAACTTATTCCTAAAATAAACACTATAAGGAGCGCACGCCCTAAAAAGGTATCCAATAAAAAATCGAATACCCTACTCTGACTCAATAAAATAACAAGAATAAGTGTTCCAACTAAACCCATATTATTTTTACTTACTAATTGAAAGTCCATTATAT